CGTATAAGAGAAAGTTTACTACACCCCTTGTTTCCCCAAACTGACAGCACCGTTGATCATTACCACACATAACACCACCACAAATCACCAACTAATATAATGTTACCCTAGACAAACACATTAAACGCATGTTATAATAAACTCATCGAAAGGATCAAACCTTTCAGTTCCTTGAAAACTTAATCATTATAATATAAAGTTCAAAGGAGGACAATATGTCATTCTATATATATGAGTTTTACGCTAATAGTGATAAAGATGAATTTCTGGTTGATTGGTTTTCTGATGAACAAATAGCTAATATTGCTAAAGAATGCGGCTACGACTTTGTAAAATGTTACGAGTCAGTCGGAATTGGCTGTAAAGGAAAATTTCTGTATGAGAAGGAGCTAGAGGCATGCAATATATCATCAAATACTACCATAAAGAAAACGGAGTCTGGAAATTCACCGTCAAACCAACAACAGACTTCGAACTTTTCATCAACTACCTCAAAGTAATAGAAAGTTGCAAGCAGTACAAGCTCTACTCCATATCCACCGTCTGGGAAGGAACCATAAATGACTAGCTGGCGTGACTTCTGGATCGGAACCTTCTTCGCTTTGATTTGCCTTACCTGGTTGGCAAGTATGATCATAGCAATCGCAGCACTCTGTCAGTATTTCGGTTAAAGGAGTAATCATGAAAATCAAAGAAGCTCGTAGGTATATCGGTGAATATTATGCTAATGTCCCGAGAACCATTAAAAAGTCCCTTATGAAGACATTGAAAGAAAAGCTGAACACCAAAAGATTGACAGCATCCATGCAGCATACGAACTAGGCCGAAATGCAGGCATTAACGAGGTGCTCTTGGATATCGAGAAGCGCCTTGACTCTCACAGCAAAGCCGAGCGAAAGAAGCGTGTAAAGGGTGCTATCAACGTTCTCAAACAGGATGCTAAAATCGACATAGACGGGATGTTCAAGGCATGATTGACTACGTAATCTGTATCCTCGCAATCATAATCTTTTGGTCAGCCTACGTGATCTATAGAAAGGGGCACAAATGAAATACAACGTGACGATTTACGCAATTGCCGATGGAAGTATTACAGAAGATACTGACTTTTATGCCGATACCGATCACGAGGCAACCGAATATGCCCTCGTTCAGGCGCAGTTTAAAGGGTATGAGGAATATCTTCTTAAATTGAGAAGTGATGATAAGTCTTTCCACCTTATGTGCACAGGCAACCGTGGAACCCGTATCAAAGTCTAAAATCCGATTTTCCAACACCGATACCTTATGGAGATTCTGTGAAAAGAAGGGATGCCAATTCGATCCGCTCTGATCAGGCCTAAAATTGAACATGCAGGGTTGTTAACCAAACGAAAGGATCAAGATGAAAAACATTACCCGCACTGTGACAGACTATGTTATCACTGCCTATGACCTCGTGGACGGCGAGAACGGCCCGGAAGTGTCCGTTGTGGCCCAGGCGACGGCTCTTGCCGTGTCCATGACCAAGTCCGAGGCCCGCGCGGTTCTGGCCGAGGCAATCGGCTCCAAGCTCCCGAAGGGTCTCACTATCAAGTGGGAGCCGCAGGTGACTTACACCTACGCCATGCCTCTTGAAAAGTTCATCGAGAATGCCGTCGTTATCAAGGAAGGGGAGTAAATTATGTTCAAGGAGATAAACCCCGAGGATGTTGCGCCCAACGAGATTATCGCCGTGTCCGAGGCCGACGTTTCCACCGGCCTGCGTGAGTACAACGTTCGCGAGCTGGAAGCCCAGAACTTGACCGCTATCTGCACGGTCAAGGGCGACACTCCCGAGGAGAAGGCCCTGGTTTTCAATGCCGCCAATAACCCGCAGCACAAGATCAACGACTTCATCAACAAGAAGATCATGGTTAAGGACTTTTATGCGGAAACGCTGGAGCTTGTGAATGAGGAGACGGGCGAGGTGGAAAAGGCTCCTCGAATCGTGCTTATCGATGACCAGGGCGAGGCATACGAATGCGTATCAGTTGGCATGTTCTCCTCCCTGAAAAAGCTGATTGCCGTGTTCGGTGCCCCCACGTGGGAGAGTCCTATCCCGGTTGTCATCAAGCAGGAGAAGGTCAAGAACGGAACCATGCTCACGATGAGCGTCCAGTATTAATCCCACCTGCATATCAAGGACACAGGCCGCCTGAAACGGCGGCCTTTCCTGTAAGGAGACATTGTGAACCGCGACTTTCTTAACCTTGCATCCAAAGACTTAATGTCGGAGTTCGTCTATTCCTCGGTAGGGCGCGTTCTCAAAAAAGAGCTGTGGGGTTCGAAGCCGGTGCCCCAGTGTGTCAGCATATATGTCTACCATGAGTCTACTGATAAGTTCGAGTATATGTTCACCAAGGATGACCGGATCGATTTCAAGCGAGACTCGCCCGAAGAGGTAGAGGAAGTACTTCGAGCATATTCTACTTGCAACGACTCCGAGATTATCCTTTACATGCACAGAGCAGGCATCGAGATAGTTTCCAAGCACCGCCAACACCCATTCTAAGGAGGTGAAAGCATGCAAACTAAAAACGGAGTAGTTTACGACTTATCTAACACGCCTTTCATCGGAACCTATGGGCAATACGACTTCGCATTTTCCAGCGCAACTCACTTGGTAAAGTTCAACGATAAAGTCAATATTCGCGTGCCTTGGCTGAACGACAGTTTTTCCAAGCGCTTCCATGTCACCATCGACGTGAGTATTCTAGCAGTCATCCAGCTTTATATGCAGGTTGAAACCCGAGGCTTCCGCATCTACGACAATGCGAGAGGGAGGTGTTACTTGTGCGCCGAGAATATAATATTGCATGGACTGACAGTCAGAGAAAGCGACTGAACAGCGCAGTACGCAGGTACAACAACGCGATTAGAAAAGCTGCTAAGACCAACCCGAGTGCAGCTGAATTTCTCCCACCCGAAGTCAAGTACCAGGAAGTCAAGTCCAATATAACAACCTCGCGTGCGCTAAATAACACGGTGAACCGTCTGAACCGTATCACCAAGCCCCGCGCCTTGGAGCTGGTGCGCCAGGATGACGCATCCATTACCACGCGATATGAGAGAGGCGAGTACTCGATTTTGCGCAGTGTTCGAGAGCGTGCCAAGTCCATGCGTGCGAAGAAGCTCGGCATCCAGCAGCCCAAGGGCAGGATGGGGAGCCTGGAGCAGGCTAAGCTCTCTCCTGACAAGAGACCCATAGGCTCTCTATCATCGAACGCCATCAAGCGCTTCATAGCGAACATGGAGCGCGAAATGAACATGTCCAGCCGGGACAAGGCGCAAAGATACTACTCGAACTATATGCGCGCCATGCGCAACGTGTTCGGCGGTTTCGAGGATTACGACGCAGCCATCGATCAGGTTGAAGAGATAATCTTGCACCTGGCGGGACGGAATCTTGAACAGCTCTTCAGGGCGATTGACGAAGCTACTGATATCGAGTATATCTACGAGCCGCAGGCGAGAGAAGAGAAGCTTAAAAGAATTTACGAGTACTGGACTGGTGCTTATGACTGGAACGAGATTACAGGAAATGATAGAGGATAAGCTTTTAGATACCCTATGCTGGGATGGTTACGATTGGGAGGATGAACATGTGCCGAGCTATGCCGCCGACTTCGAGACAACGACTGCGGCCGATGACTGCCGAGTATGGGCGTGGGCCGTTTGCGAAGTCGGGCACCCCGATGATATTCAATACGGAAACACCATTGAGACTTTCATGGATTGGTGCGAAGTTCACGCTGGTAGTCGCGTGTACTTCCATAACCTCAAGTTTGACGGTAAGTTCATACTCTCCCACATCTTAAACACAGGCTGGAAGTGGATACCGGTAAAGGAAGAATGCGGCCCGAAGAAGTTCACATCCCTTATATCCGATATGGGTCAATTCTACTCCTTGAAGCTCTGGTTTTCAGAGACCCAAGCTGTGGAGTTTCTGGACTCGCTGAAGATCATTCCCCTCCCCATTGCGGCAATCCCTAAGGCATTCGGATTAAAAATTCAGAAGCTTGATCTTGACTACGTTGAATACCGAGAGGTAGGGCATGAGCTGACGCCCGAGGAGAAAGAGTATATCTCCCATGACGTCCAGATAGCAGCCCAGGCCCTCGATATCATGCACTCACAAGGAATGACCAAGATGACGGCAGGCTCGAACGCATTCAAGGAATACACCAAGTCGGTAGGCGGACGCCGCCGTTTTCGTGATTGGTTCCCCGAACCCGACTATGATGCCGATCTGCGTGCAGGCGGCTGCTACAAGGGAGGCTTCACGGCGGTCAACCCTAAGTTCGCAGGGCAAATAGTCGGCCCCGGATGCTCGTTCGATGTTAACTCGCTCTACCCTTCCGTTATGGCTGGAGCGCACGGAGAGGTTCTTCCCTACGGCACGCCTAAGGTCTATGATGGGGAATACGTATACGACCCCGAATACCCGCTCTATATCCAGTACGTGGAAGCTGACTTCAAAATCAAGCCCGGGTTCATTCCCTGTCTCCAGCTCAAAGGAAACCGCATGTTCGGCACGACCGAGTATATTACCGATTCCCACGGCCCGCAGGTGATGTGCCTGACCCAAGTAGATTTGGAGCTTTTGAAGAAGCACTATATAATAGATGACATTCGCTACATCAGAGGATACAAGTTCAAGGGATCGAAGTATTTGTTCAAAGACTACGTGGATACCTGGACGGAAGTCAAGACCCATGCATCGATCGAAGGCAACGAGGGAATGCGTACCATTGCAAAGCTTCTGCTTAACTCCCTTTATGGCAAGATGGCGACGAATCCCGTTAAGCAATCGCGCGCCCCCTACCTCGAAGATGGCGTGGTAAAGTTCAAGCTCCTTCCGGAGGAGTACAAGGAAGGAGTGTACCTTCCCGCAGGTGCGTTCATCACCAGCTATGCCCGCTCTTTCACGATATCCGCTGCTCAAGCGAACTACGACCGGTGGCTCTACTCTGACACCGACTCGTGTTATTTCATCGGCACCGAGTCGCCGAGGGGGTTCCGCGTTCACGTTACAGACTTAGGTGCCTGGAAGCGCGAGCACGAGTTCGAGCGCTTCAAGGCGCTCCGCGCGAAAACATATTGCTTCGAGGAGGCAGGCGAGCTGATTATCCACTGCGCGGGAATGCCTACCCGGTGCCACCAACATGTCACTATGGAGAACTTCGAGTATGGTTCGTCGTTCGAGGGAAAGTTAAAGCCAAAAGACGTGAAAGGTGGTACAATACTGGAAGATACAATGTTCACTATCCACAAATGAGGAGGTATCTATGGCAAGTCGATTCATGCCGACGCTCCGCGATTTGGCAATGGAGCCGGACGAAGATCGCCGGCTGGAGATGGCGGCCGAGATTGACCGCGATGCGGCCGACCTGGATGAGAATTGGGGCAACCGGGACGGGTACGCCGAAGTAGAGTCCGAGCGCGATCGTATCGCTGCCGAGCGCGACGAGGCTATCGTCGACCGCGACGAATGGAAGCGTCGTTACGCCGATCGTTTCTTCGGCGGACGCGAGACCAACCGCGAGGAAGTGATGCGCAACCAGACCAACGATATTAAACGAGACGGGACGCCGCAATCGTTCCGCGAGCTGTTCGAGGCGCGAGACGCCTACGAGGACTAAGGAGTATAAACTATGCCTACCAAGCCTACTAAAGCAGAGATTGCAGCGAGCCGCAAGAGCATCGACCCGGTCGCCGTCATGAGCGCCACCCTTGCCGAGAACCCGGAGCTGGCCGAACCCCTTATTGCCCGAAGCGCGGCCAACGGAGACAACGCCGTCACGCGCGACGCGCAGGGCAATATCGTGGTCAACTCCTCCACGGATTCCATCCACATCATCGGAGACTATATTACCAATTACGACCATGCAACCAACGCATTCCTCCATGCCATGGTCAACCGTATCGGCATGACGATCATCACGTCAAAGCTGTACGACAACCCCTGGGAGTTCATGAAGCAGGGCTGGCTGGAGTTCGGCGAGACGATCGAGGAGATCTACGTCAACATCGCGCGCCCCTTCGGCTACTCGCCGTCGAAGGCCGAGACTGATGTTTTCAAGCGCGAGATTCCGGATGTGCGAGCTGCCTTCCATCGCATGAACTATCAGAAGTTCTACAAGGGGACGATCTCGAAAGACCAGGTCCGCCAGGCGTTCTTGTCCTGGACGGGCATCTCCGACCTTATCGCCCGCATCGTGGAATCGCTCTACACGGCGGCGAACACCGACGAATACTATATGGTGAAGTACATGGTTGCCAACGCGATTGTGCGCGGCTACATCCAGCCCGTTGCTATCCCCGCAGTCACCAAGGAGAACTCCGTGGACATCGCCACCGAGTTCCAGGCCATGAGCGAGCTTCTGCGGTTCCAATCCACGAAGTACACCATGTCTGGCGTCACTACGCACACGGACTTCGAGGATCAGTACCTGATCATGGATGCCCGTTTCCGAGCGACGATGAACATGAACGTCCTGGCTACGGCTTTCAATATCGAGTACCGCGAGCTTATGGGGCGCATCGTCACGGTCGATGACCTAGCAAGCCACGATTGGGAGCGCCTCACGCTGCTTTTCACCGACCCTGATACCGGCGAGGTTGACCCGAACTTCCATAAGTTCACCGAGGAAGAGGTAGCCACCCTGAACTCTTGTCCGGCAGTGCTCGTGTCCCGTACCTTCCTCCAGATTTGGGACAACTTCCGCAACATGACCGAGCAGTACAACGGCCAGGGCCTTTACTGGAACTATTGGCTGCACCTTTGGATGACGTTCTCCATCTCGCCCTTCTCCCAGGCCGTTGCATACACCTCCCAGGCGTGGAGCGTGACGGGCGTGACCGTCTCGCCTACAACGGCATCCGTCGACAAGGGCCAGGATGTGATGCTTACGGCGACCGTGGCCGGCACCGGCATCATCAACCAGAACGTAACGTGGTCGATTGCCGGCAATGCCAGCTCGGGCACCTACGTCAACGGCGGCAAGGTTCACGTGGCTGCCGACGAGACTGCGGCGACGCTTACCGTCACGGCAACGAGCGTGGGCGATCCCACGAAGGCCGGAAGCGCGACTATCACGGTCAACGGCAATACGGGGGCCTAGATCTAGCCCAGTTACGGGAGGGCTTATGCCCTCCCTTTTCTTTAAGGAGGTGAAACGTGGCATTTCAGCCAAGTTCGAAGATTCATTTCGGCACGGTTCCATGGAATCCGTCGTATCGGCATGTTCGCTATTACCCTTCGCGTGACGCGCAGTACTCCTCGATCATGTCCATGTGCGGAAACGGTACCGATGACTATACTTACCAGCGCATGGATAATTCGCTCGTGGTGCCGTACAATGCCGAATCTTTGTACGGCATGAACTACTGCATGTTCCAAAACGCGAATTACGGTTCGCGCTGGTTCTACTCGTTCATACCGCGTATCGAGTACGTTAACCCTACGTCCTCTAGGCTCTATCTTCAAACCGACATTATGCAAACATGGTTTCCCGACTGCACCGTGAAGTCCTGCATGGTAGAGCGCGAGCACGTGAACGATGACTCTATCGGAGCGCACATCAAAGACGAAGGTATCAACCCCGGCGAGCTAAAATGCACCTACAGCGCACTTGACAATAACGACATGGATTGCTATATGGTAGTGTCCAGTGCCGTAGAACCCTTGAAGGATGGCACCTATGTGAACAACGGCGGCGACCGCTACATGGGTGTCGTGTCTGGAACGAGCCTTTCGGTGTTTCTAACGATTGATCAGCTAAAAGGATTCATGACGGCACTATCCAACAACGGCCAGCAAGACGCCATCAGCGCGGTGTACATGGTTCCTCGAAGTGCGATTCCCAATATCGTTGCCAAGGACAACGGGTGGGGCTACTGGGTAAACGCCGACTCTGCTACGCCGTCCACCACGCTGAACTACAACCTTGGGTTCACCAACCTGGACGGTTACACCCCGAAAAACAACAAGATGTTCTGCTACCCGTTCGAGTACGCCGAGGTGACGAACTTCACGGGCCAAACCCAGCAGCTCCGCCTGGAGTTCTGCGGAACCCCGGGAACCGTGTCCTTGGAAAAGACAGGCGGCTGCGATTCCAACTCGCGCCTGTACTACATCCCGGTGAACTACAACGGTGTTAACCGGTTCGTTGAAGGTTGCATCCAGCTCGATCAGTACCCCACGTGCAACTGGGTCTATCAGGCGTTCGCCAATGCGGTTGGTCAGTCGCAGGTGGATATCATGGGCTGGAAAACGAATTCGCTGACCGAGCTACCTTTGCTGAACGCAGGCATCGATGCAGGCCAGGCGGTCGGAAACGCAGCGCTTCGCCTTGACGTCCCCGGCATGGCAAATGCTGCCATCGACGGCGGCCAAGACTTGGTCAACACCTATGCGGCAATCTCGAAGGCGAGCCGACAGCCGAACACCACGCGTGGAGGCACGAACTCCACGGCCGGCCTTGTCAATATCGGCTCTTACACGATGGGCATCCGAAAGTACACGTGCCGAGCAGAGATTGCGCGTCAAATCGATGACTTCTTCTCGGTGTACGGATACCTCGTGTCCATAAACAAGGTGCCGAACATCACGGGCCGGGCCTCTTGGAACTACGTCAAAACCAACGGCTCGGCTGTCACTGGCCGTGCCCCGTCGGATGTGCTCTCCATGATCAACGCGCTTTTTGACAGAGGCCTTACATTCTGGCATACTGATGATATCGGAAACTACGCACTGCCAAACGGCATAGTTTAGGGGGCATTAATGGACTCACTTTACAATTGGACTCGCCTCCCGAACGGGGATATCCCCAACGGCTTGAAGGGAAACAAGGTTCAACAGGAGAACGACTACCTGAACCAGGATACGTACCTGGCTTACATGTGGCGCCTGTATGACCTCGCTATCAGCGTGTTCGAGTGGAAGAACCTGCCCGAGGGGATCAACGAACGCCAGATGGAATGGTGGCTTCTGCGCAATGGGGCCTTCGTTTTCCTCTACGACGAGGCGATCAAGGACGATCCCTACCAGCGCAGCCCCGAGGGCTACGCCGTCATGCAGGTGCTTCTCCAGGGAGGCTTCGATATCTACAACATCCCCAAGGAGCGCACGGCGTATTCTGTTGACCCGCAGCACAACAACATCCCTTGCGATATAACCAACTCGGTGATCTGCTTCAACAACAACACGCGCACGCCGACGTTTTTGACCCTTGACCTCTATGCCAAGATGCTCTGGCAGTGCGAGCGAACGGTGTACACCAACGTCTCCCAGCAGAAAACACCGCGCATCGTCAAGTGCACCGAGAAGCAGCGACTCTCGCTCCAGAACCTCTTCGCACAGGTGGACGGTTTCATGCCGGTGTGCTGGGCTGATAAGGACTTGGACTTGACCGGCGTTGAAGTCCTGGACACGGTGTCTCCTTACGTGGCCGACCAGGTGCAGATCGTAAAGCATCAAATCTGGAACGAGGCCTTGACCTTCCTCGGTATCGAGAACACCAACTCCGACAAGAAAGAGCGCATGGTGTCAGATGAGGTTCTGAACAACATGGGCGACGTGGAGGCCCAGCGGTTCACGCGACTAAATGCCCGCAAGCAGTTCTGCAAGGAAGTCAACGAGCTGTTCGGACTTAACATCGATGTTGAGTTCAGGACTGGAATTTACATTCAAGGAGCAGCCGGAGAGGATGAAGTTGAATCAGAACAAGGCATGTTAAGCGGCAATACAGACTCTCTTTGGAAAAGGGTCAAAAAGACATTGAAGGGAGGGAAGTAAAATGAGCAAGTACACGACAGAACTTAGGCTCATCGTAGAGCAGGGGTTGCAATCCCGGCTGGCTGACAACATCGAGGCTAATTGGCCTCTGATCTACTCGGATATCGGGCTTGATGATTATCCGATTTTCCAGGAAGCCTACCGTGAAACGCTTAATAACAAGATCATCCGCCACTACTACACGCGAGAGATTGGGGCGGAAACAGTCGGTCGGTGGCGTATGTTCGTGCGTGATGCGATGTTTTTGATAATGCCCTACTACAACCAGCTCTATGAGTCGGAAGTTCTGGCCAAGAACATGGAGCCTTTGGGTGACCGGAACATTCAACGCGTGGAGAAGGCATCGGGAACGTCATCGACCGACTCCACGTCGACGTCCGACACGACAGACGTGTTCCAGGACACACCTACAAATGAGATGATCCCGGCTCAAATCAAGAATCTCCAGTACGCCACGAACGTCACCATCGACTCGGGAACAGGTACGGGGCATGCGAGCGGCACCTACGAGAACACGGTGAACCATAACGAGTCGGGGTACATGCGCCCCCAGGCAGAGCTTCTGCGCATTTACCGTGAAACTTTTCTGAACATTGACAACGACATAGTACACGATCTAGAATTAGCCCAATGTTTCATGACGATATGGTAAGGAGGGCAATATGTTGTGCGGGTTCCCGTCTAATCGAGTTCTTCCATCTGCATATGCAGATGAAGTTTCGTATTACGAACAACTAAATAATTTATGCAAAAAAATAAATGAGGTGATTGAAGAATTTAATAGTCTAACTGATACTTATGTCACCATAGATTTTTTTACAACATCTCAAAATAACCAAGATAAAGATTGGGGGGATAAATTAGCAAATAATATTTCTATCGTTTTAAATGAATTAAATTCAGAAGTTTATAGGTTGGAAGAGTTAATTAAAAAGGCGACAGTTGGAAAGGTTATAGTATTTGATCCTACTTACGGAATAAAAAATAGGCCTATTGAACAAGTAATAAGAAATATATATGGTTGGTTGCGATATTATGCTGACTATGCTGGAACCATTGACAACCTGCAACTATCAGTTACCGTCAGAGACGGATATAATCTTACAGCGAAAGTATTTGATTTGTATAATATGCTATATTATAGCAAAGAAACTTTACCAAACCCCGACCCGTGTGTTAATAATTACGTAATGAAAAATGATATATTGGCATGGTATTTTGAACACGGAGGTGAAAGGAATGAGTAGCACAAATCATACTGAAAACTTTAATTTTCCACAATGGGTAGGGAGCGATTATCCATCGTTTATTAACGACCTGAACCCAGCTTTTCTTACGATTGATACAAAGTTAAAGAACAATGAAACTGGTGTTGACACCGCACAGAATGCGGCTGAAAGTGCACAACAGGCGGCGGAAGCCGCACAGAAGGCGGCGGAAGCCGCACAGAAGGCGGCTAAATCAAGTGTTGATCTTTTGGTTGCTATGGGTATTACCAACAATGAAACAGCAGTTGCATTTGCCGGTAAAGTTAATAATGCAATACCTAAAAATAATGTTCTGGCCGAATATTTTGATCATAAGGAGAATTAAATGAGCTATTCCGAGGAAACCTCTAACTACAAGCTTCCCCTTTATCTAGCTGATGATCGCCCGTCGTATTTGGGCGACTGGAATGAAACTATGAATAAAATAGACTCCACAATGAAAAGTAACGAAAGCTCTAGCAACAATAACGAAGTAGCAATTGCTAACCTTAAGGAGTATGTTGATAACAATACAAAAACCCTTAACGGTAGAATGGACGGAATTGAAGCCGACGTTACTAATAAACTTAATAATGTCTATACTAAAACTCAATCTGACGAACGTTTTGTTAAAGTAAAGAGTGTGAAAAACGTAGTAATCATTGGCGATAGTTATTGCACTGATGATAACGGCAGAACGTCTATCCCAACACAAATGAAAACGTTTGCGTCAGATTGGAACATTCTAAATTACTCTGTAAGCGGTACAGGGTTTGTTTCAACGAATGGAACCACCAATTTTAACGTGCAAATTAATAACGCAAAAGCCGGTGTAGGTAATACCGCCGATATTGATTATGTGTTGATTATAGGCGGGCGAAATGATATTCAATCAGCGTCAACAATTAAATCTGCCGCAATTACGACTATTAAAAATGCTGTAGATTCCTTTGTAAATGCTAAAGTGTGTGTATTTCCCTGTCTATGGGACTGGACCCACCCTATATATTCGCTGATGGAAGCTAATGTGGCTATCTCTGACGCAGCTAAAGAGAACAAGTGTTTCTGTGCTAAGGGTTGTTACACCTGGGGAATTGGAGATGAATCTGTCTATTATATTGGTGGATCGGATATTCACCCTAATCCAGCTGGATCTTTGTTTATGGCGCATATAATTTATAACGCTGTAAAATATGATAATGCTGATACTTTTAGGGATCGAAATGAAATTCATGGAAATTTGCAATATTCCATGATAAACGGTGCAATTTACTTGCAAGGAGCGCATGGTTTTAATGTGAGCGACAGTAACCTGATAGATACGGTGCCTTCGTGGGTAATTCCCGTCGGAAAAAACGTATACTTTGGTGTTGTCTATTCCTTGGACGATGGAAAAGCAAATGGAGTTCAAATTATGCAAAACGGAAGAATGAAAAAGTATCAGGGAGATTCGCCATCCGGCTCTCTAGGGTTGTGCTTCAATCACTGTTTGCCGATAACTATTTAATATGGCTGACGAACCTACAGGCGGAGGAAACCCCAACTTCTGGACAACGTTCAAAGGCCGGTACACGCTCGTACCGGCCGCCTCGGCCACCTTCGATAAAGACGTTGTCATGCTTAGCTGCACCAACGACGTGCAGATTATCGGCGACTGCGACCTGGCGGCTTACACCGCCGGGTCGGCAGTGGCCACCCTTCCCGAGGAGTGCAGGCCGGGAAAGGTTGTGAAAGTCCCGGTGGTTGCCAACGACGGAACCGAGGATAGGATTACCGTGCTTACCGTGAACCTGGACGGAACGATAACGCTTCCCTTCGACTATGCAACAGGGCACGTGTACTTCTCCGGAATGAATTTCAACATAAGCGACCAATGGTACTAAGAAGGGGATTAAGATGAATGTTAACGATATTGTCACTCTTATTGGTAGTCTGGGCTTCCCTATCGTTGCTTGCGTGGGCATGTTTTACTTGTACAACCGTACTCTTAAGGACTTTACTAGCACTCTTAATGACATTGTCACACAGATTAAAGAGCTTCGAGAGGATATCAAAGAGCTTGTAAGCGGTGGTAAGAATGCTTAGGGGTATCGATATCTCCAGCCACCAGGGGGATATAGACCTTAGTCCCCTAGCAATCGACTTCGTAATCATCAAGGCAACCGAAGGAACCGGGTATATAAATCCATACTGTGATCCTAAGGTTCAGCAGGCAAAGAGCTTGGGGCTTTGCTGGGGGTTCTATCACTTTGCCGGTGTTAACGGGGCAGTAGAGGAAGCTACGTATTTCATCAACAATTGTAGCGGTTTCTTTTCAGAGGGTATTCCTGTGCTTGACTGGGAAGGCGAGCAGTCGGTTGAATGGGTGAACACGTTCGTCCGCACGGTACATGATCAGACGGGCATCTGGCCCTGGATTTACGCGAATCCTTGGCGGTTCAACCAGGGCGGGGTGGAGGCTAATTGCGCTCGGTGGGTGGCACAGTACCCGAACGTTATTCGCCCTTCTCTTGATTATGACCCTGGGGAGCCTCCGGCAACGGATGGGTTGGTGGCTTGCTGGCAGTACGCGAGCGATGGCAACGTGCCGGGGTACAACGGCAACTTGGACGTAAACCACTTCTTCGGAAATAGGGACGCGTGGAAAAAGTACGCCGGAGATGTTTACGCGGGCGAACAATTGTCGACCCTGGAAAACTCCGAATACAAGGTGACAATCGAGCGCAAGTGAGGTATACTGGAATTGCGCCGCAAGGTAAGTTGGTTTCTCGCTTGGTGGGGCATCCCGTGAAAAGGACACCCGGCGATACGGAGAAGCGCCCGCTCCGTTCCTCCCCTTTCGGTTAGCACCCTTATGCGAGGGCCGCCGTCTTGCATGGCATGATCGGCGGCCTGTCGCATACAATGTCAAGCATAAGGAGGAGACTATTTCTAAGTATTGGGACATACCGAGAACGGCTTCGCATAACTGCCTGTTCAACTTCATCCTCGGCATCCGAGGAGCCGGCAAAACCTACGGTCTTTTGAAGTATTTGATCGAGCGCAATATCAAGTACGGGTACAACTTCCTTTACCTTCGCCGAAGCGAAGAGGAGCTGAAGACACTAACCACCTCCAAGCAAGGTCGCCTGTTCAACCACGTGCAAGTAGAGTTCGAGGGCCACGCTCTTTGGACGGAAGCGAACGTGCTCCACATGGACAAAGAAGTCATAGGCTATGCCCAAGCTCTGTCGACTGCCCGAAAGATGAAGTCAGACGCAGTTATCAACGTGCGCGATATCGTTTTCGACGAATTTATCATTGACACGACCACCTCGCAGCAGCGCTATATTGCAGACGAGGTAACAGCCTTCTTCGAGCTGTACGAGTCGGTAGCTCGTCCTGGCGCTCGTGACTACGACGTACGCTGCTGGTTTCTTGGAAACGCCATCTCGCAGACTAATCCCTACTTCGACTACCTGGATTTGTCGATGCCTTTCAAATCTGACATTTGGAAGCGCGACGATATTCTGGTACAGCTCGTGGCACCTCCGGAGCTTATCAAGGCGAAAAAGAACACGCGGTTCTACAAGGCGCTTGGAGACTGCGCGTATACAGCTTACGCGACGGAGAACAAGTTCCTGCGTGATCGAGATACGTTCATCATGAAGAAGAGCAAAGACGCTGAATACCAGTTCACTTTCATCTACTACGATGACTTGATCGGTGTTTGGAGGGACTACAGAAACGGCTGCTATATACTTAGCGAGAGCGTTGACAAACAGTGTCGAACGGTGTATGCTGCTACTACGGAGACACATGAACCGAACTCGCTGTTGTTGAAGGGTTTCAAGAGTTCAAGGAACTTGAAGGACTTGAAGAAGGCTTATGACATGGGTTCGGTTTACTATGAGTCTCAATCGTTGGCAGCTAAATTCAGGGACATTGTTAGGATGGGACTGTAAATGGCTGAACTTGTTATCATAAACGCCCGTCGAAAGAACCAGGCGGAAAACGCCTATATCGGCACCATTGGCCAGGACGGGTATGTCTACTTCAACGATGACATGTTCTATCGATTCAAGACGGAGGGGACTTGGGAGCAAAACCTTTACGTGTTGAACAGGTGGAGGCATTCCTGGACGAAGTGCCAGATATTCGAGAAGCTGTCTGCGGTGAACCTGAACAACGGAGGCGGGTCTACCGCTCCTGGAGGAAGTGGCGTCGAAGGGGCCGTGCAATGGGCAATCTCGATTGCAGATGACCCGTCTCACGGTTACGACCAGCCGACACGAGACGGGGGAGTCGACTTCGATTGCTCCAGCCTCGTTTCCTGGGCGTTCCGCGAAAACGGATTCGAGGTTCCCTGGCCCTCTCCTTCGACCTATACCATGCGCTCCATCTTCCAAGGCCTTGGCTTTCAGTGGATTCCTGGCAACCCGTCGGCTGACCAGCTTGTGCGCGGGGATATCGTGCTTTTCGAGGGCTCGCAGCTACAGGGCACGGGGCACGTGGAGATTTATATCGGGCAGCAGCAGCTTGTAGGTGCGCATATCAACGAGTTCGGCGGGATTGCGTATGGACAACCGGGGGATCAGACAGGCAACGAGATATCGGTTGGCGCTTACTATCGGGGGAGCTGGAATGGGGCTTTGAGATGGAATGGATAATCGGGATTGTTTCGTTTTGCGCGGGTGCTTGGTTTGGGATTATGGTTATGGCGTTGGTTGTTAGCGGAAGGGGTTAATGATGGATGGTTTCTTGAGTGGCGTATGGTTCGGCGTTCTGATCTGTTTGTGCATCGAGTGCATGATTGTTGGATTGTGGTGGATGATCAACGATAGGTGGAAATAATGGAAAAGAACGATTTGTATGACGTGGCCGAGGACTTTATCTGGTTTAGGTTCAAGTGGGGTCTGATCGTTTTGGCAAGTATTACCGGAACGGTAGCAATTGGATTATTCTTGCTATGGATAAGCGGGAACCTGCCTTGATAATTGTTACTGAAATAATCCCAATTAACATACGTTCGGTTGGTATGTTAATTGGGTTATATGTCCTGAAAGGAGAATAATGAAATTGCACGAAGAGCAGATTACAGCGTTGGCATTTTGCGTTGTGATAATTGGGTGTTTTATAATTGCACGGTATATGTGGTTGTAGAGGGAGGAGGATAACGGTGTGTATATACGAACGTAGATGTGTTGTGTTGTTGAGAGGTGTTAACAAGGGGCCTAGTAAACTCACTCTTATACG